CTGTCCATGCAGGAGGAATACGAAGCTTTGATATATGTCCCGGCATTTTATCTCCCTTAACAGGAGATATCTTACCATTCTTAATCTTGGCAGCTACTAATGCTTTTGAACCAGACTTGCCCCCAGCTTTCTCAGTAAACTTACCATCGTTCTCTCTGGGATGTTCTGTTTCAACAAAGTCTCCTTTGTCGTTAGTAAGGTTCCCATCTTTCAGTATTAAATATATCTTCCGGAGCTTATCTCTAAACCTCATCTTCTTTACGGAGTCTTTAACTTCTTTTTCTATTTTCGGCTTTTCAACTTTTTCGTTTTCTGCAAGGTCAGGATCCTGACCTCCAAGGCGTTCATTTTCATCTTCAGGTTGCTGCGCCTCATTAGATTCAACGGCTCCACCACTTTCTCCTGCAAACATACTTGCAAAATCAGGAGCTTCTTCTTCCTTCTTTGCATTTTCAATATCTTCTTCTGTGATATTTGTGCCTCTACCTGTGATACGAGACTGTTGCTTTAATTCTTTTAAAGACAAAGCCTTTGTATAAAGACCTCCGCCAAAGGCAGCTGCAACCTGATTCGTATCCTGAGAAGCGATTGTCGATTTTTCAGACTCAGAAAGCTGCCATAGAGGAACAAATTCAAAATTGAAGTCCTCCGGAAGAGCGCGGCCAAATCTTGACTTTGCCATTACAGCAAAAAGCTTTTCAAGCTGCGGCCTGATCTTGTTTTGCTGTTCTTTATTGATATGATCATAATAATTACGTAAGTCAGATTCTCCAGTAGAACTTAAACCAGCTGGAGATTGACCAAAGAGCCTGACAAGAGGAATCCCGGTAGCACCTGATATTTGCTGACCGAATTGCTGAAGCATATCACTCAAGCCGGAAAAATTGTAATTATGGGTTTCAAACTTATCGGCACCGTCAAGAGCGGTTATACCTTCACTTGTCTGTAAGGCACGAATATATTCGATATTCTTGATAACAGCCGCTTCCTGGGCGTCCCCAGAAGCCAAAGCTTCACGAAACTTGTCAATCATAATGACTCTCAGGTGAGCCTTATAAACCAACTGGGCTGCTCCTACTGTTGCAGAATCAAAAGCAACAAGACGATCAAACATACGTTCGATTACTGAAATGCCCCACAGGTTTTCAAACAGACTCTGATAATAAGGCAATTCGATGCCATCAAAGCGCATAACTCTTGTATAATGAATTCTTTGTTCCGGGAATGTAGATACCCCAGAAAGGACTTCATAGTATTTCGGCTTACCAATATCCTTACAGATATCTGTTATCAGTTCGCCCATGGAAGGCTGTATCATCCATCTGTCAAGAACCACGAGTCCTTTAAACTGATCTTTTCTAATACGTTCAATATCAAGGGGTTTGGAATAGTCCGCTCCGTCAATCAACATGACAGCAATGGCGCCTCCGTAAAGACGTCCCCATTTGATAGTAGAACAAATATCGTGCCATATTTGAAATTCGCTGATCATTGCTTGAAAATCTGCGACGTCGTCAGGAGACATTTCAGAGTACATTGAAATACCTTCCTTTGTCATGTCCTCTGCAACAGTATCAACGAGCTGACCAACAATCCAGCTAGACCTGTACATGGCTTCAAGTTCAAGCCGGTTTCGAGAAATAAAAGGCCCGAGTTCATAATATGAATTGGAAATTAAATTAGAGTCGGGCTGTTGTATACCTAATTTGGCCGTAAGGTTAGAAAAACTATCAAGGGTTGCTTTATCAGTAACCAAGTGTTTATTGGTAACTGGTACGGGCGCTCCTGCTTGCTGAGCAAGCTTCTGTCCTAAAGTAACCCTTGTGGGAGGCCGATATTTGGTTTTCTTTGACATTTCATTCCTCTGCTATTGAATCCTTGTGCCACGTTTATGCGACGAAACCTTCTTTTTGAAGTCTTCCATTGACATCCGTAATACTTTGCCAAGATGCCTAGCGTCGTCATAATGAGCTAAAAAGGCATCCCGTGCGTGTAATTCGTCTCCAAAGCCGAGCATCACTTTGTCTTCATCATACTTTCCATCTTCCATGTTACTTATGATAAAGACATCGTTGGCATCTTTAACAGGCCCGATGAAGCAATCTATTTCGTCTCCATCAGTACCTTCTGTCTTATTTATAAAGCCATAAGGGTAAAACATCTTGGTTCGCCAGCTATTGCCTTCGTCATCCTCGCCTTTGCGTACAGAACCTTTGGGGTTTTCAATGGTAATTTTGATTCCTTGAAACTCTGTTTGGGTAAGTTGATCGTTGGCTTCAGCACATGAATCAATCGTCTTCATATATTTGGATTCGGGAAAGTCTTTAAGAATATCACTTAAAAGCATGGCAAAACCTTCTTTTCAATACTCCTGATTTAATCGCTGTTAAGATCAATTTACTGGCCTGTAAACTTTTAAGGGACTTTTGTTTTTAACGAGTTCAAGGACGAGTTCGATAATCCGTCTATTATAATAAATAGAAAAGCAACAGACCAGTAAATAATATCTTTCATTCAGCTTGCTTAATTACCCATATATCAGAGGTTAAAGACGAGTTCCCTATGAAATCGTATGGGATATACCCATAGCCTTTATCTCCCCACGATTCTCCCCATGAATTCCTCAAAATAAAGCGACTGATTGAATCATCATAACCAACCAACAAAACAGCGTGGCCTCCTAACAAGGACTCTTTCTTCTTGTTTGGCATTGGTATCATTCCTGTCCTTGTAACAACATCTGTTTCAAAAGAATCGTATACCAATATACCGCAAACCACAGGAAGATTATTTGCCAAAGCCCTTTTTATCAAGGTTGCATTGGCTGCCAGGATTCTTTCATAAGAAATAGCCTGAAAGCTGAGCGCCTCTTTATACGCCTGAGAAGAAGGCTTTTTTGTGAACTTGGAAATATCGTAAGGCCATGTCTTTTCTGGACAGGCTCCTTCTTTCTTGACAGATTTAATTCCGTCACGGATATAAGCGCCGTTGTCTTCATTGATGGTACCTTCCATCTTCCTCTCATTGTAGTAAATAAAGAGTCTGGAAGGGTAAAAGAAATCAGATGACGGTTTATTTTGTTTATGAACAAAATCAAGATCGGCTCCAATAGCATTAGCGGTACAAGAACCTAAGCTTCCTTGATTATAAACCGAAGGGCAAACTGGTCTTAAATCTACCTTGGCTGGTAAAGTGACTGAAGGTAAGTAAAGTAAAAGTCTGTCTCTATCGTCTTTTGGGTCTCTTTTTAGATTGTAAATATGCTTAGCCATTGTTTGTTACCTCTAATTTTCCTTCAAAAATGATATTAAAGTCTCGGTTAATTCGCCATTCGTCAACATGGTTATCAGGAGTGACACCGTAAGGGTTTTGGCCGGACATAGTTCTTGCTCCAGCGTAGATAAGAAAACAGCTAGTCATCTCCGAACATACCATATGATGATTAGGCAAATGAATCTTCCCAATATTGAACAGATGAAGAAACAATCTAGCCACAGGGTAAATATGACCAGACTGAATTTTTACAGCATCATAACCTTTTTGGAAAGAAATCTCATTCATACAGGCCCATCTGGCAATTAGAACATCTGCTCCAGCATACGCTTCAAACAGATTTTGATTCTTTACTGTCCATAGAGCCTCAAAAGTAGTACCCTTACTATCCAATATAATACCAGTGTGGCTGTAAAGAGCTTCACAATCATTCGACTTCAGGGCTTCTGCCTTCTTTATCAGCCATCCAAGTGTTCCTCCAAGATTTGTGGCGAATACGTCTCCTGGCATCAAATCAATCTTTCCCATGGATCTTCCTCCAGTATTCTTCTGCTTCGTGAAGTTCCGTTTTAAGGTGTTCCAGAATGTCATCTGGAGCCTTATATTTTGATTCTCCGCTACACATCATCTGGTATATCGCGATTCCTAAAAGCTTACCTTCTGGAATTGTTTCATTAATATTAGAGATTGTTATCTCTTTACGGGGTTTCATCCATTTGATGAGCTTATCTATCCTTAGAATAGCTTTTGCAAGGGTTCTAATTTTATTATCAGGAGATTTAGCAGAAGCGTAGGCCCAAGCCTTTATTCCAACAATAACATTTGAAATCAGAAGAACAATGGGTCCATTTTGCTGGAGCCAACGTAATACTTCCTGATAGGCGTATATCAAACAAGTAACATCTATATCAGGTATATGCCAGCCCATTTTAAAACCCCAAGAACGACCGTGCGAGGTCTATTAAACCATACTTTTGGTTAAGACGATCTCCAGCTTTGATTTCCAAGTCTACAAGATTAGTAACAATAGCGCCTTTATCCCTGTCTGTAAGTGTACCGGCAACGGCTTTTTCATGGAGACTATCCAGCTTCTTCATGATAGCACGAATATCAAAGGTTACTTCATGTTCATAATCAACACTCTCTTGAATCATACCAGAAGCAATACCCCAACCTACTACAAATTTTGGTATTACTTCATTAACCCGAATAGCACTGTTTTCATAGCTGTTCAGTATTTGAGGGGCTATCCGTGATTTCAGCCCTACATACCCACAGCCAACGATACAGAAAACGCAAATCACTAAAAGCATTTTACATTTCATTCTTTCACCTCTTTACATATTGAATGACATTCACTCAAGGCTTTATTCAACGAAAGATGCTTATCAAAATCCAGAGCTATTAAGTAAAGTTCAGAAAAATCAGGCACAGTACTTAACCTCTCTCCGGGTTTTATAAGATAACCAAGAACACCCAAAGGATGCTCTTGCGCCTTAATTCTTATTCCATCAAGTACGTTTTCTTTGTCTAACGATGGGAAGTTCTTGGTTACTCGGTATAGACATAGAGTGTAAAGTTGATGGTTAGACAATTTTTTGAGCTTCTCCATAACCCACTCTCCTATTCTGTTTGTGTTACTATTCACATCGGCCTGTAATATCGTTATTCTCCATTGCTATGCCGTGGAAATCTCTTTCAAATCTAGCAAGCACCCCATCTGGGTCTTTCTCTTTGGAGATAATAAATAAACGATCTTTACAGAGGATATAACCGTCTGTTCTTCCATGCCCGCAACAAGAAGATGTAGTCTTGTATCCAACCTTGTTCATAGCAACCACAAGGTCTGCGATGCAACTATCCATGCCTACGACCACTTCTCCATGGGGGAGCACTACATCAATCTTTTCGCAAGTATCACAGCCGAATGCTTTCTTTATTTTCGTCATTGCCGGTAAAAAGAAAGCAGCCAAGCTGAAAACAGCGACTTTAAGAAAACCTCTTCTTTCCAAGGTTCGCCTCCTCTCTACTGTAACTGAAAGCTGGACAAGCTTTTCAGTTCCGACGCCGGCACTTCATAGACGATTGTATAAGAATACTTCCCATAGCGCGAACCAATAAACGGTCTTGCACGGAAGCTTACGGAATCGCCACCTGCGTAAGCGGACATATCAATAACATATGAAGATGTCCCTGTCGGTAATGTGGTTAACACTGTCCATTCAGCCCCGATTGCAGGTCCTTTTACTTCAATGGAAGTCTGTAACGTAGCAAGTTCATCGGCTGTAAAATCAACACCGTCAACATACTCCGTTGGTTCACCCCATGAAAGCGTAATCGAACCAGCATTTGCATCCATGACCATAAAGATCATAGCCACCGCAATGAAAAACCCCAATAAGAAACTCTTTACTCTTTTCATACTTTTCTCTTCCTCTTTTCTTTTTTATTTTTGGGTTAAAAAATCAACCCTACAGCTTCCGCACACGCCTTGATTGTCGGTATAAGCCCGAATACCTGAATTATTACCGTAATTAGAACTCCTCCACCTGCTCCCCAAAGGAATGAGCAAAAATCGATAGTCCAACGGCGCTGTTCGTATATCTCAAGTTTCTTTTCATAACCTCCCAACTTTCTCTCATACTGGTCAAGACGCAATGCTAGATTACACATGGCTTCATACAGGTACCAACTCTTTTGTACTTCTGTGGCCCTTTCCCAATCTTCTTTGGTTTGACTCCAGCATTTGTCTGTCACTATCGCCTCCTTTCAACTAAGGTGTTGCTAACCTAATGCTAAAATTCTTTCTTGGAGTTACTGGAGGATCAACTGGAGGCTCCGGTTCTTCAGGGTCAGGAATAGTGCCAGATTCCAAATATTCATAAGCGCCAAGGTCCCAATTTGTTCCTGAGGGTCTTGTTTCTCCGGCGTAGTCTGTGGTAAAGTCTGCTGCAAGAGAATAACCCGCATTAATCCCCGGAGAATTAACCGTTAATCCCCAAGTAGCATTTATAAGAGGATCAACATTGCCTACTATCATATCTTGTCCAGCAATAGCTGTTCTCCAAGCTTCATAAGTCGAATAGGTAGTACCATTTAAAGACCCTCTATTAGACCCAGAAGGACCACCATAAAGGATGTTGTAATCAATGGTTAAGCTTTCGCTGTCAGCTATACCTCCAACAGAGGTTAGATGGTAATCATCAGTACCAATATCAAACGCCGTATTTGTTGAACTTATCCTATTGCAATTATAGACTATATTGTTCAATATCCTCGCATTAGTCGGAACAACATTGTTTGCACCACCACCGTAAAAGCCAATGCCAAAGTAAGGCATACCCATTACGGTATTGTTTGCAATTAATATGTTGTCAGCGGAAGTAGCAGGGGAGTTTGGGCCCATTGTGAAGTAGATTCCACGTGCGAGAACAACAGAATTTGTTGTAAGCGTATCCAAGCAAATATTATTATAGACATAGAAATTTGACTGAGGACCTGCATATGTTTCTCCAAGGGTCTGAGCGGCTACCGCTATGTAACTATTAACTTTATTGGGACCTGCATTCGGCTCTGATAAGTCTTTTAAATAGTTATTATACACCTTGCACCAACCACCGTTGGCTGCAACTCCATCTGAATGGCCTCGCTGAGGAAGGACTAGCGTATGAACATAGTTATTGTAAAAAGTTAACCCTTCTCCGTCGACTTGAATGCCGTCATCGTGGATATTGTACATTTCGTTATGGTGTACAATATACTTATCATACTGGCTGTCTCCAAAGCCTGATTGACAGTTGATAAGATCAGCATAGGCATCATGAATTTGGTTATACGATATTGTCATAACAGGGAAATTAGTAGCATTAGCACGAGTATCGCAATAGAAATTACTTCTGATATTATTGAAAGATGTGTCTAAATTCCCATTGGTATCAATCTCACAATACGTGACTTCATTATGATGTGGCGTTAATGTTACATATACACCAGAAGAACCACAACCAGTTATTCTAATCCGGTAATTATCAGAGCCTGACCTTCCATCTACTGTTATGTAATTGCCTCCAAACCGAAGGCCATGACCAGTAGTAGCAGTATTGGAAATAGTAACAACACCATTATGCGGTGAAGCCTGTCCGGGCTTAATGTAAATCCTAGAACCGCTTGTACCGGAAGCAGTGGGGTATAGTTGCTCATTATAGGTTTTAGAGGTAGCTCCACCAGAAATGTAAACTGTATCCCCAGCAACTACACCAGCGCCTCCCCAAACGATATCAGCAAACGATTCCCAGGCATTCGTCCAAGAACCACCAGTATTAGTTCCTGAAGCCGAACTATCAACGTACCATTCTGTAGCAGATGCCATACCAGGAAGCATAAGCATCAAAGCAATCAAAAATGTTAGAAATATCTTTTTCATAAAGCTTCTCCCTTTCTCTTTCTTAGTTTAAAATGCGTAGGAAGTTTCTCCCCCGCCACCTCCGCCTGTAACGCATTGTGACTGAACAGCACCAAGATCAAGGTAATTAGATTGAGAAGTCCCATTGAAAGTAGAAGGAGCACCAATGGCTTTAGCAGCAGCGGCAATTGAAAAGTCACCTGAAGCAGGGTCACCAGACCAAGGACTGGTCCCTGTAACACTATTAACACCAATCTGAGATGGGTCTGTCGTATTTGAATAGAACAGGTTGTAATCTTCCTGAGTTAGCGGGCCAGTTATCGTAATGGAGGTTGCCCAGTCAGCAAAAATGTTGTTTAAAATTGAAGTCCCTACACTTGCACCAATGCTAATGGCTACTGCATCCGCATCATTAGCTCCGTAGAAAGTGTTGTTGGTGGCTACGCCGTTATTCCTCGCAGCAGTAGCACGAAGACCGTATGTCGTCATTGTATCAACGATATTTCCATGGAATGTGAAATAACCGCTTGTATAAATAACTGCAGTGGCGCTGTCATGGAAATAGGTGTACAAATACTTGGAACCAAGTCCTCCTCGTCCACAATAGCCATTTGTAGAAACTAATTCAGAGTCAATAACCACAGAATAGCTGTCGGCAAATACCGCATATCCACCTGCTGTTGCAGACGAATTTGTAATAAAAGAATTGGAAAGTCTTCCATAGGAATTAAGTTCCAATACTTCAGTAGCTTCACCTGTCATTATCATATTGCTTATGAACCAATAACCAGTCGTGCATGTAAACTGGTAAGTATCCATATCAATTACTGGTCTATTGGCACCGGTTGGGTTATCGCCTCTAACAGCAAGATAACCATACATGTAAATGGGAGTTGTGGCTGCGCCGGCGGTTCCTGTTATTGCTTCACCGGCTGTAAAAGCCGAAGCATTATGCATAACCCAAACACCATTGCCGGCAACAAGTGCAGCAAACATGTCCCCAGAAGTTGTATCAGTAGAGATATTAACTGAACCTCCTACGTTGGCTACTCCTGCAGAAGCATTAGTTGAACATGCTGTTCTATCAAGAACCACTGCGCTTGAAGTAGTATATGAAACAATCTCATACCATCCCTGCGTAAAATTCGTTCCGTCAATAATATGAATTAAATTACCGACCATAGAAAGAGTAAACGCAGCAGAAGAAGCAAGGGTCGTACTAGAACCTACCTGAGTAAGATCAGTAAGAGCAAATTCGGCAGCGGTTTGCTGGGAATAATCAACTCCAAAGGTTCCACCAGTAGGTGAGGCAGTAGAAGCACAGCCAGCTACCGTATTAGCAACTGCAATGGGAGCATATGTAGCACCTACTGTTCCTACTACTTGGGATGCTTCACCTACAGCAGCTTTCAATGTAGCCGCACCAGCATTGACACTTGCTATTTCATACCATCCGGGCTTCCAGTTGGTTCCTGATTTGATGAAGACATGAGCGCCAGCATCACCAGCCGCAAAAGTGTAAGAAGCAGAAGTAACTACAGGGCTATCGCCAGTAGCTGAAGTAGCAGCAAGATCAGTTAGAAAATTTGCATTGTTTGTATTGAAACCACCTCCATTGACGGAAGCAGCAGTAGCATCCTTTCTGATATTCCATACTGTAGTTGCCGAGATAGCTGCAAAAGACTGTATAGACCAGAAAATCTGGATTACAGCCATCAGTGAAGCAAGCAGTATTCGTAAATTAATCATCTTTCTCATAATCAATCTCCTTCCTTATGGTGCTCTATAGCCATCAAGAGACAAGGAAATCCAAGTCACTGTCGCGGCGCTATCAACATTGAAACAGATTGAATCTCCTTTGGTTACCGTAACCGTAGTCCAGTCGCTGATATCAAGATCCTGAGCCTTGTTTGCTGAAGCCGCTATTTCAGGTTCATGACCATTACACATGGAATCCGTATTCGTGGGCTGATAATTAGTATAAGTATCTTTCCAGACATCAATCTTGATAGCTCCGTTCTGATCAGCAAGAATTGTCCAGCCAGTCAGTGTCATGTTTGATTTCGCTGTTACGCATTTCTTCAATCCTGTCGTAATAGCCGAACCGGCTCCATCAATAACGAATGTAATCGCATCAGAAAGATTACCTGTCGTTCCCAGCGTACCTACGCTTTTCTCTACACCGTTTTCGGAAACTTTCGTTGTTCCAGCGCCGGTGCCTTCCCAGTAAATACCATAATCGCCCGGATTTGGAGTAAGGGATGTATTTGTTCCGGGCATTAAGTAGCGGTATCCATCAGTAGCCGTGCTAACAAATTCACCAGCATAGACACTTGTAAAGGGGTAAGCTTCAGTGCCTACCGTAGGAGTACCAGCTCCAATAGGTATCAAAGAACTGTCCATCTTGATAAAACCCTTAGTTGCATGGGTCGTACTACGAAGAACAAGATTCTCTGATGCTGAACGTCCTCCATTTATTGCCTGATCCGCAAAAGATGTCCCTGCTGTCACAAGGATAAAAACTGCGGCAATCAAAGATAAAATCAGCTTTTTCATATTCATCTCCTTTTACTTATTTGTTTAACAATACCACATGACAACAGAAATCTTCTTGGAAGCACCCAGCCTGTTCTTAATAACAACAGGATTGACAACAGAAGTCCCAACGCAAAGCATAAGGTCTGTATCAGCGTTGGCCGCAACTCCGTCAGAAGAATTACTCCACAAAAAGACGTTACCTGCATTGTCAACAGAAAACTGGGCTCGTTGCTCGTCATTACCAGCAATAATCTGCCCCATAGCATGGTTTGTGATTGTTGGTAACGAGAAATTGCCGTCGTCAGCTATCGTTCCACTATACATCCACATTGTCAATCCATTCGTAACCAACGAAGAAGCATTGACAACTCCCGGAGTGGTACCTCCAATTATTCCCGGCGCTGTCTTATCAAATGCCGTAGCTCCATCAGCAACGTTCAACAATGCGAGTATAGCTGCCTTGTTTAACGTAAGAATGGACGTGTAAAAATTCTGAACTGTAATATTATTTGTTGCCGCCAGCCCCACAGGCACAATCGGTAACAAATCACCATTTGCAACTGATGTTTTCGCCGCAAACTCGCTTATTTTCTGTCCCATGTCTTATCCCTCTCTTAATTACTAAAAAGAATCAATGTTATTGTTTTACTGGATCCTAATCTATTCTTGATAACTATTGGATTTGAAACCGAAGTGCCTACACAGAACTTCTCGTCAGTATCTGCATTAGCGGCGATATTAGAGGAATTGAACATTAGAAAAACATTTCCATTAGGATTGATAGTAAATATCGCCCTGTCTTCGTCTTCTCCGATAACCAATACTCCAAAAGAAGCAGTTATCACCTCCGTCAGTTCATACTCTTCATCATCGGCAAGTTCAATAGTTTCAACACCTAAAGCAGAAGAACCTCCACTAATTTCAACAGGAGGTACCGCAACTACAGAACCGTCAGAAAGAAGATATTTAGCAGGGATATAAGGGAGAGAATTGTAAAGTTCAGCAAGTTCTGCGTTTGGGCCTGAAAGGATGTTTGCTTCTTCTGTTAATGAGTCTGTTACAGAACCGTCAGGCAGCAAGTATTTAACCGGCTGATAAGGAAATTTGTTGTATACAGATTGTCTTCGGCTATTGGGTGGTAATATTTGGGCCATTGTTTTCTCTCCTTTTTCTTCCTAAAGTATAACCATCAGGAATTTCGTCTACTTCCTTGACCCTCATGTCTTTGATCCCATTGGTTATCCATATCGTTCCAGTATGTATATGTTCTTTTCTAGATTTTAATTCTCCATTACTCGTGCTTTCTTTATGTAATTTGCAATTTGTTCTACCTCGCCCCCACCCATCTGGAAATTGTTCTTCAGCACGAACCATCTTGTCATGAACCCCATCAGTTATCCAGCACATACCTTTAGAACCTACCGGCTTTTGAACCTCTTGTTGGGTCTGTATATTGATCACCGGTTCTTTGTCCCCTGCCTTTTCAAGTTCAAGGATTCTCTCCTCTAAGCCGTGAACCTTTTCTAGAACCATGTTGACAAATATTTCAACAAGATTCTGGCACCCAGCTATTTGAGCAACCAACGCCTTCGCTTCTTCTGAAAGAATCCTTTTATCGTCTGCCATAAGTAGTAATTTACTTTCGTGCTTTCTGTTTCTAAAGTCTTAATCGGAAAGAACAACCTGCTCAGCATCATCACTAAGACCCGTACCATCCTCATACCCACCAGTAGGTTCCCCTCCGCGAGGACCCATAACATCACCTGTCGTTATTACCTTTGTCACTTCATTTGACCAGCCTGATTCTCTCCATGTAGGTCCGGCACACCAAGTTCCGTTATTTACAAGGTGATAACCATTGTAGGAAGCAAGAACCCAATAATAAGTGCCAGCAACAACCTTATGAGTAAAGCTTCTTGCTTTGGTATCAGGGATAAGATACCGTTTAGTATAATTTCCAGAAGAAGTGCCCTCATACAGAATAAAAGCCGCAGGGACCTTATCGTCATAGTCCCATGTGAAAGTTACCGAGGCCTTTGCGTTTGACGAAAAGAAAACGATAAAGAAGACGATTAGAAGGAGTTTCTTTAACATGGTTGCCGTCCTTTTATTCCACGTCCCAAACGGTTATGATCAAAGTCAGTTTAGTTATCGTTGTACAGGAATCAACATTGATTCTGATTGTCTGGGTTGCTGTGATATCTTTTGTCCAACCAGTCATTGTGGCGTCTTGCGCTTTGATTCCATCAGCAATAGTTATAGGGGCCGCAGCCGTAATACTATCTTCGTCTGTGGCAGGGTAATTAGCATAAGTATCTTTCCAGAGGTCTATAACGATTGAACCTTGCTGATCTGCAAGCGCCGTAACACTCTTTATCTTTGCTGGATGGGTAAAATAGATATCTCCTTTGATTCCAGTCGCTATTGCTTCACCATGGCCGTCAATTTCATAAATGATATCTCTAGCTGCCGGTAACGCATAGTTAATACCACCTGAACGGAACTTGAAACGATTGTTACTTGTGTCTATTGTAACGGCAGCTTCAGAAGTCATACTGTTATTGATAAGCAAGTTACCGATTCTCCATGATCTGTAGCAACCATAAGCAATTCCAGAATAACCAAGAACGCAATCAGAAGAACCAGCAGGAACCTGAAGCATTCCTTGCTTTGCTATATCAACATACATCGTAGTAGCGATCTTATTGGAGTTATCATCTTGGGCACAGGTTTTTGCCTTACTCGGACCTGCTGCAGGAGGCATAGCAAAGCAAGGAACACAAAAGAATATTAGTAACGCAAAGATTAGGAAAGTAATTGTCTTATTCACCGTGTTGCCTCCACTTCTACTACAAAGTCAGATAACGGGGTTGCCTGATTTGCTACTCTAACGGTAAGTGGAGTTACAATTAGCGGATACTTATTTTTCTCCGTAAAAGTATTATAAGGCTCTACCTCTTGTTCTACAGTAGGGGAAATCAGGTTTGTGCCTTCACCACCAAGTAAGTCGGTACTCCGTGGATTGAGAACTAGCACATCAGCGGCATCAGGCGATACGCCACCAGTTACCGGATAGGCACGTACTGCATATAGATATACCCTGCCCAAATTGGCCTTCCATACTTCCTTACCAAGAATAACATCAGGAACGGAACCGTCAGAGGAGTCAGATTTGTAAACGATCTTAGCAACAATCCCTCCCTCGCTGAATGACTGAGTAGTAACTGTATACGTACCAGCAGCGAAACAAACGGTTGTCATCAGCATAACTGCAAACACCATTAAGGTTACAAATATCTTTTTCATTATTCTTCTCCTGTTTTTAAATTATCCAACCACAGCCGTCCAGTCTATACCATGATTCTTTATCAGCTTGTCCAGAGCATATCTAACTGGGTCTATCGTGTGGTTATGTTTGTCAATGATAATTGGAAGCACCGCGCCTGTCTTGCTATCTTGTTTGTATGAGTAAAGCTTAAACTCTTCCGCTGTATGCTTGCAACGCTGATGAATATGAATAACCGCGAACTTTCGCAAAAACTCGATTCCGTCTTCAACGCTACCTTTCCACTTGTCGCATGATTCAGTTCTCATCTTGAATTCTTTTTTCAAGTATGAGATTGTTTCCGGCCTTGCGTTATCACAGCGAATAGGCCAATCCATGTAACCGGGAACTACTTTAAAGAGCTCTGGAATCTCATTCAGTTCAACACCTACGCCGTACGCTTCATAGTCAATGTAAAGTTCATTTTTAATAATGTAACAGCGTATCAGTGTAGTAGGGTCAGTAGCGAAGCCCCAGTCAGCGCCGTAATAGAATTGCACATTGTCCGGCGCTTCAAACTCTTCAACAACATACTTGCCTTTGAAGATACAGGCATCGGAAATTGACTTTGGGTTGCCTTCCCAAACATGGTCATAAGCATCAGGATCAACTCTTAATAGATAAAGACGCTCTTTGTCAAGGATCTCTGGAAAATATGGATTGTCTCTCCATGTAGCTTTCTTTGAAATACAGTCATCAGGAATATTCTTAACAAATCTCTGGTATGTAGGGTCATCAACTTCACCTGTATTCCACGACAACCATATTTCGCTACCCGGTTCACGAATAGTAGGAATAAGAATCTCCCAAGACTCATCTGACACTGACTGGGCTTCCTCTACCCAACAGATGTCAACTCCTTCTGTAGACTTGATCTCCAAAGGGTTTGCCTTCAACCCTTTGAAAATGAATTCACTTCCTATTGACGATCTTATCGAATCTCTCTGTATCGTATAATAATCATTCAACCGCAGCATTTCTATCTGTCTTGAAAGCAACTGATGAACAGATTCCTTGATAGACGATTGGTATTCACGTGTACAAAGTATTCTTTTCTTCTGGCTTGTAGCAAGAGCTGAAAGCAATCTGGAAAATGTCCATGAACGAGCACTCCCACGTCCTCCGTGAACAGATTTATACCGATGGGGTTCTACCATGAAACGGTAGAACGGCGGTATCTTTATCCTAACAGGCTCTCTTGATACAAGTGGAGACAACATATGTTACTTTCTCTTCTTGCCCTTCTTTGTAACCTGTTTGACCGGAGCCTTCTTAACATCTTTCTTGACATTCTTATTCTTCATTGTCTTCGTCTCCTTCTATTGTATTTAAATATTTATCAAAGCGTTCTTGATCAGTTCCTTCTGCCTTTTCTGTTTCATCCTCTAAAAACTGAGGCCAAAAGATCTTATCGGTTACGCCTTTCTCTTCCTTATTATGAATCAGCATCTGTTTCATACTCTTAATACTCCGTTCCAACCTTCAAGACCGTAGTCATCAAGCATAAATGCCTTACCAATATCCATCCGGAGGCTCTTATCAACATCATCGTTTTCAAAGCCAATCATAGTATTTAATTCAGCTGCTGTAGCTTCTAAGCCGGGAATCTTTAAATCAGCAATATCTTTAGCCGACTTGATAGAACGAATCATAAAATTAATTTTCTTTGTTTGTTCAGAAGAAAGACTCAAGCCTTTCTTTTCGATAATTTTATTGGCATACTTCTTAAGTTCCCTCTTGACATCCAAAACGTAACCTTCGTCAGCAAAATCAAAACCCATCTTTGCCCAAGCGTACTTACCTATCGTGATATCAGCAAACAAGTTTATCTCTTCTATACCGAACTTCTTACATAGTTTCTTGGTGTTCTCTAAGAAAGCAGTACAATAACCTTTGGCTTGATGTTCTTGTGTTTCAAAAGAAACATGATCTATATCCATAGAATAGTCTTCAATATCAAAATCAGCTTCACCAAATGGCTTACCTTCTTTATAGAAAACAGTAGCGCAAGAAATAGTACCGTCAATAGTTGCTTTCACATCTATTTCAACTTCCTCTACACCTTCAAAATTAGCCAGATCATTAAAAGAATCTGACTTAATGCCATACTCTTCAATTATACTCTTGTTACCGTGAACCTTAGCTTTGACCTTATGGTCTGATGAAGAACTCTTCTCGGCAAACTTACCATCATTATCACGTGGGTGCTCAGTCTCTATGAAGTCAGAGTCGGTAGTAATGATTCTGCCGTTACTGATGTCTTTAATTCTTTCCAGTATCATCGTCCTTACCGAAATCAAATATGATTGTAGTAGGAGCCTGAGGAATAAGAGGCGTACCTCCTTCACCTGTCAACTCTCGTTTATCCTTGAAGATACCTACTTCCTGACCCATCTTGATAAGAGTCTGAACCTTATCATAAAGTTCAAACTCAGCTTTGACATATTCTATTTCATCTCCGGCCTTACCTTCTTTGCCGTCTTTAGCAAGCTTTCGAGTTACTTTGTGAAATCTAATCTTCTTAATAGCTCTAGTCGCCATCGGCGGAAGATCCTTTAGATTTGTAACCCGTAAATCTCCGTTCTCATCAAGGTAATCACCCATATCAGAATAAGCAAGCAAGTTCATTTCCTTGAGAACTCGTTCCTTAGTAGACGTAAATCTAGTAGACAGTCCTTTCTCGTAGTGATTGATCGCCGGGAAGATCTTAGGGTGTTTTAACAGATCATGTGCTATGACATGCGCTGATCGCTCAGAGTAGCCTGCCCGTATAGCTGCTGCTGTACCATTGTAATCCTTGAGATATTCATTCACAAAATCCCTTTGCTTCCTTGTCAATCCATCTAAGTCTTTACGCAACTGCCTTTCAAGCTTTTTTAAATCCTTCTTCAATGCCTTTTCTGAAATATCTGTAGTTTTCTTACGTTTCTTATACTTCTTCTTCGGAATTTCTGTAGGAAACTCTACAATGATCTCATCATTATTACGTCTTCTATTCAATTTTGGCATATAAATATACATTCTTTCGTAGTTATTCAGTTCACATTTATATAAATTGAAAACTAGATAGCGAAAAAATTCTTTAAGGGGATATTTGGTGAAGCCGAGTGGATTTTAAATAAAAGAAAAGCAGGGTAAACTTTAATTACTCTGCTTATATTAGACTTGTTCTTGGCTAAAAGAAAACGATTAGAATGGGTTTATATATCAGGGACTGCGTAAGCTAAATTCAAACCCCACACATCAGCATATATTGGAGTCATTGTGCTACGTCCTTCTCTAAATTGCCAACCAATGCCATATGTGTATATTTCATTGCCTCCAAAGAACTCTACATGAATTGGAGGAACTGGGTCACCTTGATTTAAAAGGCGATATCCTTTTGGAGGTTTTATCTCCTTACCTTTTCTATCTCTTCCGTATGTGGGTTTCATATTATTCGTCTTCTATTAGTAAACCTGAAAGCATACCTGCTACTGAACCAATTAACCAATGTAAAGAATAAAATGTATACCCTACACTATTAAAATATCCACACAGGAATATACTTGCCAAAACTATTGAAACTATACATAGGCCTCTTACCATGTTTTTCTCCTTATGGATTCTTTTCAACAGAGATAAATCCATATTCTTTTCCAAACATTTCTCCCGGCAGCTTGAACCAAATCATAGCTCCTGCAGTCTTTTTGAAAGCAAACCTATGTTCATAATGAAACTTGTTGCATCTTTTACAGTAAAACACAACATCCCTGTAAAAGAAACCATCTGTGTATACCCTGTCATAAGCAATTTCCCAAGAATGACAGTTCATAATACATTTCATAATACATTTATACTTTGCTACGTAAGGACGGTTAATGCTGATGAATTCTTTTATAAATTCAATTATGGTTCTTACCATTTTAAGCTCTCCGCATATGCTATTATTTTTGCAACGATTTCTTCTCTTTGCTTCTGCTGCTTGATATCTTGAAAATCACTGATAGGAATTATGTTGCTTTCAATCAATCTCCTTTTAGATTCCTCTACATATAATTTCAAAGCAAGCTCAGCTGCTCCGACCAATTCTTCCGGCTGTACAAATCCATCTAATAGCATGGCAACGTTACGGTCAACAAGAGCATTGAACTGAACATCATTCCGGTATTTTTCAACTAACTGATCATGAGAATATTTCATTAATCTTTACCTTTAATGATTGGTTCTGGGACTTTCCAGCCTTGGCGCTTCTCTTCTTTACGTATAATAGTAAGCATTTCAAGAAGCTCTTCACGAGAATAGATAATATCTTCGTCTTTATGACCTCTTATTACCTTGACATAGATATTACCTACCGTAAAATTCTGCTCAAACTTATTTCCACAGGAATGAAATCCTAAAGTAAATTGCTTGATGATCCAGCCAAAAATTCCATAAAGAATATACGCTTTGTATGTTCTCATATTATATATTTTCATACATCCCTCCAGTTGGTTACTACTCTATATGTCTTATGCATTATTTTTTGTCTTCAATGTCTCTTCCTTCCTTAGCATTTCAAACATTTCAAGAGTGTTTGATTCTATGGGTTCTTCTTTTAAATAAAATATCTTATTTTCATTGATAGCATAGTTGGCTCCATAAGTATCTGTGTAACAAAAGAATTTTCCCTCTCTTGGGAGCATATGTCCTATAAAACTAATTCCCTCGCCAGTATCTGACATTACCGTTATACGTTTATTTCTATTGGAATCTTGCACCTTTGTTCCTCCATTGGATTATAAAAGAACAGGAACCCAAGGAACCCAAGGCTTTTCACTACTAATTAATTCTTTTATTTTTTCTTGAGCATCACAAGGGCTTCTAAACTCAATAATGTTAAAACCTGCCTGATAGAAACGTTTCTCTTTCCATTTTAACAATCCATGGAAAAAAGACTTATACTCTATAATTTGTATACGATACTTTTCCCCATTTGTCATCAAAATGTATTTAGTTTTTACCTTCATCATACCATTCTACCATCATAACCTTCAATCAGCTTTTCTATAGGTTTTTTAACAGACTCGTGCGCAAAAATATGATAGCATATACCCAAAAGTTCTATTTCGCCTCTGGCAAAAGCGACATGATTATAGAGAGATATTTCCTCAGGAAGAATAACAATATTATTCTTACATTCATCCCTTTTCATTGGGGGAATCTCTCTAATATAGACTCTATTAGGAATGGCATTCCCTTCAATTGAGATTTCAATTTGCTGACCATCTACTGGACCACCTATAAATAAAAAGCTTCTTTTCATTTCTTACCTCTTTATTTTTATTATAGCCGGTTTTAATGAAATCTTTTAATTAATCGTCATCGGATTTCAATAAGCCCCAAAGGTCTTTATCTGTTTCGGCAAGCTTAACAGGTTCTCCATCTGAAACAACCATAAGTCCGTGCTGCCGGCAAAGAGTTTCATACTCTTTCACAAACCGGTATTCTCTTTCATCTTTAAGCTTGCATTCTTTGGGAATAGTAAAAGGATAAGCTGTAAAATTAGTATAGGGACAAACCCATTTTTCAAAATGAAGATCAGGACTTGTTCTCTTGTGCTTTAACGGGCAGTTCTGGCAATTATCTATCGTAATTATCTTCATTGATTTACTCTTATAACAGGAGGTTTTACTATTTCAGTGCACTTCAAATAAATTGAATTTGGTTTTGTAACATCCGTATGAATCTCTAAGATATATCCATCAGAGCAACTTAGCAATACTGTATCAGGAAGAATAGTTTCGATAGTGGCAAAAATTCCGGTTCCCATGTAATCATACATCTTATCTATAGAAACAGAATCAATCAGAGGGACTGCGTTTGCAAAATAAGTATTTCCATCTATTCTGTACTCTTTATCAAGAATATCAGTTGAAGTAGGTGGGTCTACTGTGATTGGCCTTTCTGATGGAATACAACAAACTCCACAACATCCCGAAATAACAATAATCAAAATACACATCAAAAAACTTTTCATGGTTACTCCCCTTTAGTCAATACTATCATGTTCTCTACAAGAAACCTTCCTCGGCATTATTGCCTTATGCTTAGACCAAAAATCCTTGTGAAACCTGTTGAGCTTCACTATACGACGATTCCTGTAAAGAAACCGGAAGTAACTGAGCAACAGTTGCTTTGCTTTCAGTTTAAAACATTGGAACTTGGTTGGTTCCTTGGTAAGAGCCTTATGGTAGAACTCTTTTGTTTCAAGGGTCTTGCTCTTGAACTTCTTGAGACAAATGAGCCCAAGTGCTAACAAACAAAGCCTAACACAAAACCTAAACCAATCCATGTATATTCCCATGCTTGCATTTATTCTTCCTCCTGAATATCCTTCGTATTTATTTCTATTACCTTATCCAATGAAGCGCCTACTTCATGGGCAAGCATTACCAGATACCAGAGGGTCTTACCAAGGACCCTTAGAACCTTTTCTTGATTTTCATCCGTTCTTACCGGTTTGCCTTCACACTGATCATAGTAAAGATTCTTGATAGTATCATTGACATTACCTACTTCACCAGCAAGACCGTGAGCAAGAAAAGAAGCACCTTGCAAAGAACCCATATCTGGATACTTAGCAGATTCTTTAACAATAGACTCATACTTGTCAAGAGTATTAATAGCAAACTGAAACCCTGCTATTTCTGAGAAAGAAGGAGTGTAGCTAAACATATCCTGTGCTATTAGATCTTTAAATTCATACTGGGGTAAATCTTTTTCTGACAAAGTACACTTATCCATTATCACCGTCCGTAGTACTGCTTTTACCATTTTCTGTTTTTATCAAATAAACTAGGGCAGGAAAAACATCGTCTTCCTTAACAGCTTCGAATACTCCGTTTTCAGGGTCTCCTTTTAGATGTCTAACTATTACCCACTTAGAACCATGAGCTTCAACCATTTTACCTGCATAAATTATCTGTAACATACCTTCAAGCATTCTTAACCCTCACTATCTCATACTGGCCCAATTCATAATTCTTTCGTTCTACTTTCCCTACGTATTCCATAGGGCAATCTACATACACCTTATTCAATTCTAACTTTAATACGTTAACTTGTACACGATCGCTCATCCCTTCCATTATATTCTCAGCTATCTTCCAAGCAAGTTCAATGTCGCTAAAAACCCCTACGATAACATCTGGTAAATAGTCTTCATGCCAATCTTCAACTACTAAATACATAATTTATCCTCTATATTCACTTCTTATGCGCCACAATTCAGTAGCTTGGCAAACACTGCCCGGCTTACCAAAAGCATCAGAAACCCCAGAAGCATTCAGTAAAGTAAATACTAGATGGGAATTTTCTTGAATATACTCATTCCATAGAGTAGAATATAATTCTTTTACTTCTTTCAGATTAACGGGCTTCTTTCCTTTTGCCTCTTTCCAAGAAAGACCTGTACTTCCATCTTCAAATATCTTCGCAGCCTGATATATCTCTTCAATTGATTTGTTGCCTCTGCCTGTTATCCTCGCATAAAAAGCAGAAAACCTCTTGTCTCCTTTACTACTACATTCCAAGAATGGTGCCTTACCATGCTTTACCATAAGATATTATACTCCTCTGCAGCATCTTCCCATGCAAATTCTCCCATCCCTCTCCACAATACGTAGCTGTCTGGAACCAAAACATAAAAATTGGGAGAATAATCATGAGAAAATCTATCATTGAAAAAGTTAACAATATGCTTCCCGTAGAACTCATTTACATTATCTGCTACAAGACTGTCTGCAACACTTTCTCTGTCAAAGTTATCCTTACAAATAATTTTCATTTTATATTAGTTCCCTTTCTAAAACTCAAAAGAGCTTTAAAGACTCATAAGTCAAAACATCCTTCCACTCTGAAGTTTCATTATTACGGTATTGGAGTTTCTTAACTGGGATGAAATTTAAAGGACCTTGTCCTTGATCTAATTCATAATGTGTCACCACCCATCTTAGTTCAATCACCTTTGGTTTCCAACCAAACCATCTTAAAATGTTTTTTAACACTTTTGTTTACCCCTCAAGTATGAACTGCATCAATAATTTTATCTGCCAGACCGCCTATTAAATCCCAAAAAATCTAGATCAGACTTAGGTTCAACCATAAAATACAAGTAATGGACAGTATTGTCAGGAGGAAAACAAATATCCTCAACGTGCTTAATGGTTGTAAAGATTTGCTTGCCAGTAAATCGGAAGATTCCTTCCTCCTCAAAAGGCTGGTCTTCAAATTCAGTAAAAAGAATTTCCTCTCCAACATTCAACTTAACTGATGCACCTATAAAAAGGTAAGTAAAGAAATACTTCTTAATCTGACTAAACTGCTTACTTTTGGTTGGAATTATGTGTTTTAACATTTTACCTACCCTTTATTTCATCTATAACTGCTGTCAATTTCATTAAGAAATCTGCCATCATACTTTCCCTAGAAATCTGCCTGTAAAGATTATTATAGCACAGGTAATGATAATCATAAGTTTCTTTATCAATTGAAAAAGCCACATAAAACTGCGTATAGTGTTCTGATCTTTCAACTTCAGCGTTAACAATAGCAGCTTCACAAAAACAAATCCCTATTGTTGATTTGAATTTTGCAGTTTCAAAGACATCTAGCTGAAACTTTTCATTCATTTTACAATCCTCTTATTACTTGACGTAAAAAATAAGGCATGTCCATTACTTTTCTAGATTTACTGTATCTATTTAAGAAATCCATAAGAAAACGAAGGTCTTCTTTTGGAAGGCGAACAAAATTAACATAGCATGGATTACCATCTATGCAGATTACGGCCCAGCTATCGTCTTTATAATGGTAATCAATACCGACATTAATACTTTTAAGTATAATATCAGCGTCCTTCCTTAACTGCTCTATATCCGTAAGTCCAAGAAAGGAAAGTATCTTCTGCCTTATTTTGTTCTTGATGTTCCTGTACAATGTTTTCCTCCATCAAAGCCAAAACCAGTTCCATGGCAATTAGGACATATACGAAGACCTATAACTTTCAAAAGAATCTTCTTAGCGCCTTTACACCAAGTGCACGGGTATACCTTCTGTTGAGTTTGCATAAAATTGATTACTCCATGGATTGAATTGAATATACCCTTCGCATTCTTCTGGAGGTAAATTATAATTGCCAACTATCTTGCAATACCAACACATAGGCAAGTCACAACTACCATTGCAATCACGACAGTTACAAGATTCATTTATACATGGGCTGCAAAGCATTACTCTAACCTCAACTTGTTACTCCTAAGAGCATATTCATTTATCCATTCCTTAGAAGCTTCCATAAAAATTTCATCATTGATATCTATTTTATCAGAAGTTGGATCACCAAGAACAATTTTTCCTTCGTCTGTATAAACAAAAGAAAACTTTATCCATTCCCCTTTACGTTCAAGGATTTTGATCATCACTCTTTCCCTGAAAGGATTTTCGTCTTTAAGTGCATAATACTTTCCAGGCTGAAAATTGACCTTCTCAGCAAAGTAAGTCTGAGATACCAGAAATATCATCACAAGAACCCAAACAGCGATGAAAGATAGAAATAAAATAATAGGTGTTTTGCTTTTATTGGACATGATTATTTATCCTTTCTGCGGTTTATCTTGTGGTACTTTAATCAATTCATTATATTCCTGCACCCATTCGATAGGAATGCGACGACCGGCTGCAATATATACTGACATTGCATCAATAATCTCATCACGACGTTGTTCATCATGAATATATCTAGGTGTTAATCCCAAAGGAGGCTTTACTGACTTTTCTTCGGTTTCTATTACACACAACCATCTAACAGGTACTGACATTACTGCTGGATTGGTTTCAGTGCCAAAATTAACTGGAACTCCTCCTTTTATTGTAGACATATGAGATGGACCCATAACAGTACCTACCTTATTAAGGTGCTCTTCTAAATAAGGTAGATTCTCAAATGCATCCATGTAGGCAATCACTCTAACCTTTGTTCCTTCTATTATTTCTGTACAGTCTTCGACTTTTTCCAACCAATACAAAGGAACTTGAAAGATCTCTTCTTCAAGACCAGACCCAAATATGACAGGGACATTACCTGTATTCGAAATTCTAGCACAGAAGTACGTTCTTCCAATTTTTCCTAAATGTTTCTTTAAAGAAGTAGTACTTGCCGCCAAACCATTCATCCACATTACATCTTCACATTTTATCAACTTAACTCTATAATCAGGAGGTGCCATCTTACTTCCTCTCTATTTTAATATCAAAGTCTTTACGGTACTTAAGCTCTTTGCGAATAGTATTACAAAGATCTTTATACTTAACCTTGAACCAATCTTCACCAACAATCCAGTTTAAATACGAATTTGGTATATCTTCTATATCTTTACCTTTATACTTACCAAAAGGTATCTGCCCGAGTGATTCTGCCATTTTACCAAATCCTACTTAAAAAGAAACTTAATCAAGAAACTATCGTCTTCATCTGGTTTCAATTTTAAAGAAGTTGATTCTCCGTACGTACTTATTTCAAAAGTACCATCACCATCCCTATTAACATTGAAAAAACCAGCTGAAGTAATCTTTTTACCTTCTGCAACCTTAGCCGCTTCAATATGTGTAATATAAGCAGGAAAGATAATAGGCCACATTGAATCTACAATAATATATTTCTTTTCCATTATTCTTTCTCCTTGACTATATTATAAACGGCTTTAATAAATTTCTAAGCAACAATCCTAATGATCCCTGCGTTTATAATATGGCGATCGCACATTAAACAAGGAGAAGCACGAATTTCACATTTATTCTTCATATCATATCCAGCTAAATAAAGAGTAGCTCCAATGCACCTTTCACGGCCTGCATTCATAATTGCATTAGTCTCTGCATGCACAGAGTTGCAAAGCTCGTAACGTTCACCAGCCGGAATATTCTGTTCCTCTCTCAAACATTTACCTGTATCACAACAATTAACAGAACCTCTTGGTGAACCTGTATACCCTGTGCCCACTATCTGATCATCCTTTACGATAACTGCTCCGTAATTCCTACGAAGACATGTACCTCTCTTAAGAACTACTGAAGCAATTTCCAAATAATATTCGTCTTTGGTTGGTCTGTTCATTTTAAATACAATCCGATTGAAATCCCGATGGCAATCATTCCTAAAAATTTACATATCGAAAAGATAGTATCCCAAAAAGTATAGTACTCATCAGGATATTGGTATCCGCAATTCTTGCAGACTTCCATGGTATCTTCAAATATACCGCACTTAGGGCATTTTGGTTCTTCTTTTTTAAACATTATCCCTTAACCTCTTTTTATGATATCAAGACACCACTTCCTATACCATTTATCCGTTAACGCATCAAAACCGCAGCCCTTTTCTGGTTTATCATTAATCCATCGCACATAACACTTTCGAGGAATCCTATCCCTATAAATAATATAATCGCAAGTAGTAGTATTAGTATCGTGACCACATCCAAGACATTTAATTACAGACATTAGCCTTGATCCTCTTCGTTAAAACCAATAGCATTAAACTCATTCATTACTCTTTTAAAATAAATTGTTATTCTAGCAAAATCAGCGAGCACTCCTCTGTAAGAATCATTACCTTTGGCCCTTGTTTGCATAGCCGCACCTGCCATCATCATATGAAGATAGGCAGCATTTAGATTTTCACCGGCGTGATCGTCTTCTTTTGCCATGATAGGCTCCTTTTAATTTTGTCTCCCCGGAAATACATTTTTTTTCGGGAGGATTATTGTAGAAACTTCTTCTTCCTTCGGTTCTTGGATGATAAGGCCTACGGCCAACTGAAGTTCACCGGGAAGATGTTCAAGAGCTTGTTCCAGCTTCGGATCCAGTGTAACCTTAGTCAGGTCAAGTTCTTCCTTCCAGCTTTCGGCAATATCATTAAGCCTCTTTTCATAGTCTTCTTTATCCTTGGCCATAATTCTTTTGCTGCCGGCGAAATTGCTTTTAACCTCAAATTTCTGGCAAATCTCAGTGAAATCAGAAAGTTTAAGCCCTCCGTTTTCTGTTTCAAATCGTGAAGCTACTTCGAGAGCTTTTTTAAACTCTCCATATTTTTCCATTGGAACAAAACTAACATCGGGAATTTGTGTGGCGCATTCGTCGAAAATTTCCTGAACCTTTGTATTCCATTTCTTTATCGGGGTTTCCAGTTTCTTCCGGTTCTTATCCAGCCAATAAACTTCCTTGTAAGGTATTCCCGCAACTCTTAACAAAGTATTTAGCGCCTGACTTAACAAAATTACTTGTTCAATACTGATTTCCATTTTTGTTCTCCTTGTTTTTTTAAAAGTCTAATGATCTTTTTAATGGTTTGTCTGGTTCTTTTTCTTTTACTGGAACTTCTTTCTCTTTCACCAACGGTTTTAAAGACTGTCTACGTTTTTCATTATTAACCGGATTTGTAAAAGATATCCCCTTTGAATTACCTGCTCCGAACTGTCCTAAAGTTCTTAAATTTTCAAATTCTCTTGCTGCTGTTTCAATTCCATAATCATTTGAACAACGATTACGAATTATAATTGAAAGAATTCTTTGGGCAGTCCGGTAGGCCTCTGTGTTTCTTAAATCTTGGCGACGTTCTAATATTTCTTGAAATGGCCTAATTATCCTTGCTACTTCAGCATGTGATTTGCCAAAAGAAACTTTTTGTTCTTGTTGCAATCTACTAATATCTATTCTTGCCAATTCCTCTTGATTTGCTTGATGAGACATAGAAACTTTGCCCGGAAGGCCGAAAACTTCATAAGGAAAAGTTCTAATTACTTTTTCTCCGTTGATATAGGATATGACATGAATTTGCATAGTATCCATATCATCATCAATAACAGAACCTGTAGTTCCATCAGGAAGACTTATTCTTTCCCCTAATTTATACGTTCTAGAAGCCATAATATTTTCAGGATTCTTTTGTTAGCAAGAACTCAATTACTACTTTCATTAATTTTTTGATTTCGTGATACTTAGCATAGCCCAAACCACTCTCCTTCACCCTTTGAACTTTGTGGCTATTATTTGGAGACATGCTAAGCAAAGCATCTTCAAAAACAGTAACATATTCCTTTTGAAGCCGATTTTTAAATTTCCAAAGTTCTTCTAAATGCTCATAAACTACCGAAAACGAATCTTCTATATCTAGAACATCATCTTTGGTTTCTCTATCGGTTCTCTTTTCAATAATACCTCCGTTACCATAAACTCCACGTCTGTGTATTGCAATTTCTGAAATATCACTTATTTCTTTTTTCTTTAAACGGAGCTCTTTTTTAAAGGCCATTATAAGGTAAAACTTTGTATAAGCATAAAAATGGTTGGGCAAAGGTATAGCCTTCCCTATCTTGTAATTCTTTAAGCAAAATTCAAAACAATCCCATCCCTTTGAAACAGCCTCTTCTTTTGAAAGAAAAACTCCTTTTTTAGAGAGTATTGCAACGATCCATTTTTCAAGAAAGGGTTTCATTATCATAAAGACCCGGTTCCTAAATTGATTTTTAAGATTATTATCCTTTTCATTCATCCACTGGATAATCAAACCATTACTAATGTCAATTTGGTCTTTATTCATTTAAAAAAACCTTTTCCTATACGTCTGATTTAATCGCTGTTAAGTTAAATTGATATAATGCTTAAAAGCCTACCCTTATTTTAAATTTGACGCCTTCAAATTCGTTTTAGCGGTTTTTTCTGCTATCCGTGAATTTAAATAAAGTGAAATATCAGGAATCCATTCAAAGAAATCCTTTAAAGACATGATATAAACATTTGCCGGTTCTGATGAAACTTTATTGTATACTATACATTTACACCCGGGACTACCGAAGTGTTCTTCAAGGCCAATCATTGTCAGTTCTGAAAAAACAATACACTTGCTTCTTAAATTACGGCGGAAAATAAGCAAAGGTTCCCTAGAAGTAAGAATGGAATCCTTTTCGCATTGAGACCACATAGAAATGAATTTTGGAACAGCCTGTTTGGAGTCTATGCAATCAAGTAAATCCCATTGCTTCTGAAGTTCGCCCATTACTTCTCCGTCTTCATCTTTTAATTTCTTTTTCTTGCCATATCCAGATTTACATTCAACGCAGAATACTGACATAAAAGGAATTCCAAGTTCATGGGTATAAGTAAAGTCTCCTGCTTGAGATTCTGATTCTCCTTTTGAAGCTTGTGTAAACCGAGCTCCAGAGCTGTCGCTTCTCCCGAATATATCTTTACGTTCACCCTTAGTTATATACAAAGATAAGTCTTTACAAGACTCTCTTTCAAAACCGCTCCCTTTTCTTTTCCCTTTGCCGCCTTTTCGTTTCTTCGTTTCTCCATTATTCTTCTTCATCACGATCCTCAATTATATATGAAACACCTTTTTTATTCCCGACCCTTATTACTTTGTCGGCCGCAGCTATGATATTTGGCTGATCTGAAACAATGATAATCTGCACCTTCAACTTTTCTGAAATCATCTTCAACATATGCGAAGCACGGATTTGATATTGCGCACTATGAAGAAACTTGTCAGGTTCATCTTGAACAAATATGGGAGCAGTTTTATTTAAAGACCATAAAGAAGGTATAAATGCAAGATTTGCAATATCAGCTACCCCTCCTCCTCCTGATTCCAGTATGTCATCAATTTCTTTTCCATTCTTAGAAAAAATCTTATCAGCTTCAGTACCATTCCGTCTTTCTTCAAATCTCAATGTAAATTCCCAAGGTTCTGGGAAAACAGATGCTAAAGCAAGAGTAACAAGATTACTAATATGAAACTCTATTTTTTGCTGAGTATTTTTAGCAACAATTTGAATAATCTTTCGAGCCTTTATACATACTTCAAGCTTGTGCTTGCTATCAACAAGCTCTGTTTCATATTGCTTTTTTTGATCTATGAAGGTTTTTTTCTGGCCAACCTTTTGTTCAAACAAGGTTCTGGCTTCTTTGATGGAATTTACCATTCGTAGTTCTCTTTCAGGGCATTGAATTTGGTTGTAATTTCTTGATCTACTTTTGCAAGCTCATTTTGAAGACTTATTATCTCAGAATCAGCCTGTTCTACAGTTTCCAAACCTTCTTCTTCTTTAAGGCGCTTCATTGCCCCGTTCAACTGGCCTGTCAAGTTCGCTTCATTAATCTTTGCCTCTTCAAGAACCTTTGACAGTCTAGCCATTTCATTAGCAATAAAAGGGTCGTGCTTTTTAGCCTGTTCCATTATTTATCCTCCAAAAGATTCCCTTATTTCTTCAGTAACTTCTTTTTCTATTTGATTTTCTTCACAATACAATTTCATATTATCTTCATAAATAAGTCCAACTTCCTTCTGGGAATTTAAACCTTCGACATATGATTCTAGACTGTCGTTCCTCTCTTGTTCTGAAATAACCTTATCCATTAAGAAAACATCTTCCGCCGGTTCAATAGGGATAAATATTTGCTTGCATTCTTTTGTTATCGTGTTGAAAATAACCATAAACGGTTTATGATTTATTTGGTCAATCTTATTCCTCATCATAGCTCCGCAATTAACAAGGAATCTTTTGCCAGGAGTCCGGTTAATAAAGCCCTGATGGTTATCTCCAGTTATAATCAAACCGTAATTATGTTTTCTCAAAAAGATGTTAGATGCCTCGTAATGCTCTTGTTGACTCCAGAGCTTTTCTTCTATAATCATCCTGTGGGCGACGAGTACATTAAAATGATGGGGTTCAGGTTCTCTAATCTCTTCTCCATAAGCTGAACCATAAAACATAACAGAACCATTTACGCTTTCTAGCAATAAAGTCTCTGAAAAATTTATGATACAAAAGTGCTCTTCTAAAGCCTTTCCAAGAGCTGCAAGAGCTGTATTTGGTTTTGTTCTGTATCGCATGTCGTGTTGGCCAAAGACAGTAATCTTTTTTATATCTCTTGCAGAATTATAAATGTCTAACAGTTCAATAAATTCAAGGTAAGATAATGCAGGGGTATCTGTCATATCTCCGGGAAAAACAAGTGCTTCAGCATTTTCTTCTCTAGCTGTTTGAATAATAAAAGAAAGCTTTCTTTTACAAGCTTCCCAGTAATTATCTTTCCTGTTAACAGGTTTATTTTTTGTTGTATGGGCGTCTCCTGCTGCTGCTATTATCATGAATTCACCATTGCGTTAATCGTATTTTCATCAAGTGATCTTAAACAAGTAGGGCAGGTATCGTTTTCTGACAAATATTTTCTATACTGTTTTTCTTTTTCTTGCTTGTTTTCTTTCGCCGCCTGAACTTTAGCCTTCAAAGATTTTATAGTAGCTACAAGAGTTTCGAGATTTTGTTTCTTTGTTTGCACAGAAGAAAAATTCAATTGGAGTTGTATAATTTCACTATAAGGCACTTCAGCTTCCAACCAAGCCTTTTCATATTCTATGGCTTCTCTTGTATTTTTAATGGTCGTTACAAGCCCTTCTAGACGACTTCTTTTTACTTCAATTTCATTCTTCCAGCTAATTAGTCCGTTTATTATTTCGGCCTCTTTTGCTACTTTCAAAATCTCTTTGTTATCTTCTATGTTTTGCTTTAAAATCTTAATTTCTGAAGAAAACTTCTGAAGAGAATAAATACCTTTCTCAACTTCTATCTTGTACTCTTCAAGTATTTCAATTTCACAAATATCTTCTTCTAGCTTATCTAAATAATTAAGATTTGCAATTTCTTGCGTTTTCTTTTCTATATCTCCTTCAAGGTTTTTACATTCCGCTTCGAGACGAGTTATTTTACTATTTTCATATTTCTTTGACTTGTCAATCACAGAAACCCCAACCAAGTCATTTATCATCTTTGCAAGCTGACCGCCTGAAATCTTTAATAGATAAGGATCATGTTGACCTTTGAAATTGAGATCGGAGAAATTCAGCACCTCTAATACTTCTTCTGGGACATTCCTTTTTACTACGTCTAATGTTTCGGTTTGGTTGGAAAGAGTATATGAGGAGGTAGAACCGATTCTTTCTTTTAAGATAGAAATTTCTTCTTTTGTAACAGGATCACAAAGAACCATTTCAGCAGCCATATGTTCTTTCTTTTTCATATCCCAATTTTCAAGAACATTACCGTTGGGCTGATCCTTGTAAATCCAAGAAATGGTTCTTAACAAAGTTGATTTCCCTGAATCAGAATCTCCACAAATTACGTTAAATCCCGGATGGAACTCAACGAAAGTTTCTTTGTGACTCTGGATGTTTACAAGGCCAAGACTTTTAATGTGCATTATTTATATTCTCTCGAGATTTCTTTTTCGTTAAAAAAGGAAGGTTCCAACTTTTCAAATGCTTCCATCATTGGAAGAGCTACTTCTTTCATTTGAGGATGCGGTTTTCCTGTTAGGCCGAGTGCTCTTTGAGCAAAGATATGCTGAAATTCTCTCAGGTCTGTCGTTGTCACAATTTCAGTTTTTAGAGAATTAATAAGTACGCTTCTGGCTTGTTGAGGACTCCAGCCCAGTTTTATCAAAGCGCAGTAAATCCATTCAGAACCGAAACAAGCAATCAGCCATAGAAGATCAGCAAGTGCTTTCTTGTTGAATATTGACCATACAGAGAAATTCTTTGGATTTACCCAAGGAGGTATAATGAACTGAATAAGTCTTTTGAGGTAATTCACAAATCTGGTTGATTCTTGAGATTGTGCTGGAGGCCGATGTCTTACCCATTCATGCGTAACTCCCCGATCACATATTATTCTGACAGTAGCTCTCATTAGCTGAGGTTCATTATAGGCAACAGCCCATTCTCGCAAAAATGATTGTTCAACGACGATATAATCATATCTAAATTCTGGAGACATTTGATTATCAAATTCCATCCAAGATCTTGAATTACCGCTTATAATTTCTAAATTTCTATGGTTCCCTGGTATCCTTGTCCAATGTTTTGAATGTTCTAAATATTTATTTTTCCAAGAGAATATTCTGCCGGCAAGTTCTTCATCGTAAGCCCTTCCTTCACAAGAATGCTCCAGAACAGTAAGATGATTATCTTTATTGATTTTATCAACAAATTTATTTGATGACTCTACGGTTAACGGTTTTTCAGTTTTATAACAAGTCCTTCCTGCTACCTCCATAAGGATGTTTGGATTTGGAGAATATTGATAAGGAAGTTCCGAATGTCCTGTCATAGCAAGTATTTCAAAAGACGGTTGTATGTATTCCATTGGTTATCTCCTCCCTTGTCTAATTAATTCAATTTCTTCTTCAGTTGGATTCATCATATCAAAGGCGTATTGAGAAAAGTGAGCTATTTTGACGAGGTCTCTAAGTTCTTCTATTCTCCCTCTTCTTGAAGCACCGTGTCTATTTCTGTATTTAGCAATATACTTCAAGCAATCTTCTGTATTTTCGACATCAACGTCATTTTTGATGTCAGGACCATATTGTGGCAAAACATAGTTCTTAATATGATCAAGAACTATTCCTTTAAAATGATTCCACCCTTTTTCTTTTGGAGTTTCTTCCATTATTTTCTCCTATTCAATTTTCTGATAACAGGTTTATAAATATAGCTACCATCTTCCTTGCATCCATTTGGGCAACAATAAAGCTTTTCTTCTGAATTCCTTTGAAGACGCCAATAATAAGAATTTTGATGATTCTCTTTAGGAACCTCTATGCAAGGAATATTGCAGAACTTGCATTTTTTATCCTGTGGATTTTGAGTAGTCCAGCCTCCCCATACCGGTATTTTGTTTGTGTCCCCTTTACCGCATTTAGGACAATTTGACGGTCTATATAAAGAATGAATTTTTAGTTCGTGGCCGCATTCTGAGCACTTTAGAATATCATACATTCTTCCGCCACGGCCAATGATTGTAACAAGATTTTTTTTCTCTAACATTTAAACTGCCTCATCAACCCAAAAACCTAAGACATTATCTTTTTCCGCAGGACAATATCCAGTTATCCTCCATCCGGGGTGATTATCATTAATCATTTTTACAATTTTTAAATGAATTTCATTGTTTCCTCGATTGTCGTATTCTTCAAGAGTACAATCAATTTCAAGATGATGATTTTCATGGAGAAACCTTTTCCTTTTGAATTTCTTATTCTTTTCTATCTTATTGATACCGTAATTTATCCTCATAAATATTCCTCCTTGTAGGAATATTATACTTGGCTTTAATGAAAATTTAAAAGTCCAAACTCCTTTTTTGACCACGAATCTTTTTAGCCTTCGATTTAACTTCTTTGATTTCTTGTTCTTTCATGGCAAGCCGTTTTTTAAACTCTTTCCCGCTCAGGACAGCCGAGAATTGTCCGCAAGCATCATCTTCAATATCTCGTCTAGAATTATCTCCTTTATTTTTAATTGATTCAAAAGGGCAATTGGAAGTCCATATATATCGGCAAAATTGACAAGTTCTGGACTTTGTTGACTCCATTATTTAAACCGTTCAACAATATTTTCCCATCTTCTAAGCATATCTCTTTCGAGAAATGAATCAAGGCCATATTCTTTGCATATATATTTAAACGATTCCATAGAAAGGTTGTTCTTTCTAAGTCTTGGGGCAGGAGTGTTTTTGAATGGGAGTTTTACAAGTTTAAGATTTCTTTCAAAATTTCCTTCAGGGTTTTCTTTGTCATTTTTTATATCATTGTATTTCTTACCTGTCTTTTTTAATTCATCAAGAAGGTATGATATAGCTGTTTTGGAGCCTATCCCCGGAGCTACGCCAGGAACTTTATCAGAACCGCAACCTCCAATGGCTTTTACTAAGACCCAATCTTTAGGTTGAAGCCTATAATGCATTTCAAATATCTTTTTTGTGGTCGTTTGCTTTTTTGTAATGGAATATACAGAACAGTAATCCAGCAGCTGAAAGAGGTCTTCATCGCCACTTATTACAATGGTCTCATCTGGAGTTGATCTGTCTATTACTAGCTTAGCAATAATGTCGTCTGATTCATACCCTTCAACTTCAAAGATATTGACAAAACCGAGTTGTGGCAGGATGTATTCTTTTAGTTCTTTAAATTGATCAGTTACTATAAAAAGGTTCTTTTGTTCTTCTTCACTCATTGGTTTTTTAAGCTTATAGCCGGGAAATATATCTTTACGCTTATAAGGAGGATAATCCCAACAAAATGCTGCTTGATCGCCATCAAAGTTATCGAAAATGGCAAATATCTGTTTCATGTATCCAAAGATAACTTCTGTCCTTCCTCCCTTGTAACTCATACCTTGAGACAAGGCATGAGCACAAGTCCAACCAATAGAATGAGAATCAAGAATTAAATTCATTATTTATTCTTTCGACGTCTTCTGTTTCCTGTTTCCGGAGTTTGATTTTGTTCGTCTTTTTTCTCGTCTCCCATCTGCGCATAGATGTTTTCAGCGAGTTCTGCGGCACGTTTGGCCCAGTCAATCTTGTCTTTGTTCAGTTCAATTTCAATAACGAAATCCTCGATATCATGAGGAATAACCTTATATTTCGGTTTTTCTTCTGTACCAAGAACCCTGCAATGCCGGAGTTCGTGACGAATAAGTCTGATCTTGTCGTCAGTTTCAATATTCTCAAAAACGACTTCATCAAGGAACATGATGTAATCACATCCTTCTTCGGCCATATTGTCTGTCAAGCGCCGGATTAAATCATTGGCCTTTAGGATTCTCCCTAAGACCATCCTGCCTCCCTTTGATCTTATTTTTGTGTCAAATAAAATCTTGATGTTGGCTGCTGTCAACATCGGGAAATGCTCTTCCCTTACCTGATTCATCAAATCAATTGCTTCTTGAGTACCTTCTACAAAACGTGAACCCATAATTTATCTTTCTCCTTATCTTATTTTCTTTCTTTCTCTATTTGCTCTAAACAGTTCTTCTATTTCATGCCATGTTCTAACTACCTGTTTCTTTAAATCATCAATCCTATCACCTTCATAAACATGGGCTATAGCTTGTTCCATTCCCATATATCTCTTGCCATCAGGGGTCGCGTAGGAATTAAGATTATACATATCTTTGATATATTGCAAGTTTCCTCTAACATCGTCGATTCCATGGCCAAAAATGATGTATATCATAGCAGACCTGTAAGGGTCGTCAATAGTAGACTTGGTTACGTAACATTCGCTTTTGATCCCAATAACCTTTTTTATCTTGACATCTTCCTTTTCTTTTTTTCTCTTTACCTTTTTCTTTTCTTCTTCTTCCTCGTCTTTCTTGTCTTGAGCACCCATAATCCAATCAGGAACATTATTGGGTTTGAATTCTTTTTCAAGATCAATCTTTTCTATCTGACGAATACGTACCCTCAAAGAAGCATAGAAGCCGACAGCATTTCCTCCGGGCGTGGAAGGCCCATATTTGCCGTCGCGTTCTTGGTTACTGGCCATCCAGAGCATATCACCAATAGTTCTGGCATGTATTCTTAACCCTTCACTGAATTCTTTAGCACGGCGCATTCCCATCTTGTCGCCTTCTTTTACTTCAAAGTCAGTTGTAAGAGCAGCTAAGGAGTCTGTGATAAGCGCCTTTAAAAAGTTATTAGTTTTCCACGTTTTGATAAGCTCAAAAACCTCTGTAACAGTAGAAGGACGATGATAGTTTTTCTTATCCAATTCAATCTCATATATTCTTGCATATTCTTTATCAAACCGAGATTCGGGGTCTTGATATTGAATATCACCGCCTTGCTTCTGCACATTGGCACCTATTTCAGAAAGAATCGCTGTTTTACCAGAACCGGCTGGGCCATGCCATTCTCCAAGAATACAAGCTGGAATCCCTCCTTCATAAAGCCTTCCTCCACTTATAGAAAGATCAAGAAGGGTGCAGTTCGTACTAACAATAGGTACGCTATCCCAAAGGATAGGCTTTTGTTCAATCGGTTCAAGAGGTTCGTTTTCGATAACGTCTTTTACTTGATCCACAATCTCTTCAGTAGCTGATTTACGTCTTTGAAGTTTCGCCATAATCTCTCTTTTATTTATTTTAAATGATTAATGGTTACGGAGCCGGATGTGACCTTTTGGGAGTTTCACCTTTCCAGTATTAAACCACCGGACGTAACCATATTTTTATTGGCCGGAGTTACTTTCCCTTCGGTATCCGGCTACCACCTTAAAGAACCCTATTCGCATGACACGAAATCCACGTGCCTAATCATGCAGTTCGGAGTGGTGTATTTCATAACTTCATTTTATTTCTTAGTAGTGATACTTAACATTAATCCTCTAGGATTAATGTTTTCCATCATTCACCTCATTTGTTTCTACGAAGCAACAATCTCCTTCCGGAAACTGCTCCAGTTCCTGCAGAGGGAGGAGTTTCTTGTTGAGGAATTGCTGCTGGAGGATTCTGTACGGTATCAGCAACAGGTTCAACCATAGCTTTTGACGCCTTGTATTCGATCATATCAAGGGCTTCTGCACAACGCTGCTTGTCGTCACAGGTATCGCAATCCCCATATTTGTTGAAGTCATAACCGAACTTTGCTCCAACAGGGCATTTATCAGCGGAGTCTTCAGCAGCTTTAGTTATTAGCCTTCTGGTTGTTCCTCCTGCAGCTGGTTGCGATTCTGGTTGAGTAGTTCCTTCTCCGTCTCGTCTTGTCAAAGTTCTCCGTAAACTTCCTCCTCCCTCACTTGCCGGTTTACCACCTTCGCCATGAAGAAGAACAAAAAGCTCGTCATAGGTATAAATCTTGATCATAGCGTCAAGAGGGAAACATTCTTCAAGAATCTCTTCAGGGATATCGTAATCTCTTAACTCAAAGCGATGCCCGGAAATTGTTTTGTACTTGTCTTTGGCAACATCAAAAACCAAAGAACGGCCAAAACGGTGATCTGGATTTGCAAAAGGAATAACTCCTCCACCTCTGGCATTCACAGCAGCAGTGACGATTGCCTTTTCTGAATATTTATAGGAAACATCCCAAACCTGTATGCCTTTTGCTTCTGTCTGTTCGTCGTCCATAACAAGGACATTGTAAGAACACTGACGTTTATGAGAAAAAGCAATATCTTCATATTCAGCTCCTTCTCGGATTAAATCGTCAATATGTTCGCATATCGGGCAACGATTTCCATAATTCCTTGCAGGACAAACCACAGTTACTTTTCCGGGTCCGACTTTCTTGTGCACCCAAAGATCAAGTACATAAACCCATTTGCCTTCAGGCGTCGGCTGCGGCTTCGTCGGAAAATTCGGGCCAGCAAACCAAGGAAGAATATCAATAATATGAGGTTTCCCTTTTGTAATTTCCGGTTTGTAAAATGGGATGTCCAAGTCAGGGTCAAAATATCTGTTACTGCTGTCTCCATCCTTTCTCTCATAGGATTGTTGGGTTCTTTCCATTAAATCTTTTGCCATTTGATCTCTTTGTTCCGGTGTTAAAGCCATACTTACTTTTCCTCCATGTCATCTTGGTTATTATTTCTATTTCTATATTTATCAAGTTCTTCAAAAAAGCTTTTGAACATTGACCTCCAAAACATTCTGAAAAAAATCCAAAAAGTCAATATAGAGATCATAACAATCAATAATGTTTTCCCGATATCAATCTCCATCTTTCTTTTTCCTTGATATTAGTCTCATCGAAGCGTCTAACGCAGACTGAGCTTGCCTTGTAGCATCAACTTCTTCTTGCCCTTTCTCTTTACCTTCAACATAATAGTTTTTAAGATAGAGCTTTGTAAGCCGGTCAACTGCCCTTCCTTTATCTTTAATCCCCTTGACAGCTACCTTTAGAACCCTTATGTTACGCTGGGTCTGCAGCAGTTCTTCTTGGATTTCATTATAGTCTTTATTTTTAAATATCGTAGACTTGATAACCCTTTCAGGGAAGGAATCACCCAAACCATAATTGTTTGGATTCGTCCTAATATCTATATCAAGTTCGGCATATTTCAATTCAAGCCTACTCTTCAAACGATCCTTTAGGTTCTCTTGATCGACAAGTTTCTCAGACCACTTAGTATATAGCTTAGGAAGATTCTCCCATTCAACATCTAAGCCGAATTTATCGACTTTGACGTCTTCGCTGTAATTTAATTCCGGGCTTTCCAGTTCTGACATTTTCTTCCTCTTCCTTCTTAGGAGCGGATTTAATCTTTACATTTTCAAACTTACCTTTGATCTCTTTATGGAAGAACTTTCCCTTTGATTCTGCGACAATGAAAGAATCAAAAGTATGAACCGGAACCTTTAAATAAAGATATTGGGAACCACCTTTGAATTCTACCGTCAGTTCTTCTTTTTCTTTGTCATATTTCACGGCATTGAGATTTGAAGATTCAACTTTTTTAAATTCGTTTTCCAATTTTGTTCTCTCCTTTAAATTAATTATACATGGTTTTAAATAATTTATTTTATTGAATTAAAGAAATTTTATCTATAAAATTTGCAATGCCCTTGACAAAGAGTTCTCTATTCTCTTCATTGTTTTGATGTAACACAAAAGAAGGATGAACACAATAACAAACCCAAGCGCCTACTTTATCACACCATTCTGTGGTTCCTGACATCTTCGTTATTCCTCCTTTCCTCCCATAAAAAACTTCCATTGCAGAGGAACCAACAGCGAGAATTAAGCGACACTGAATTTCTTTAAGTTCAGCAAATAGCCATTTCTCAGAACAGGTTTTTAATTGTAAAGAAGTAGGGGTTCTAGTCTGAGCAGGATAACACTTGCAGCAATTTGTAACATGAAAATCAGATCTACTAAGAGAATACTGAACAAATTCATCCCATATCATCTTTCCTGATCGTCCAACAAAACCTTCCCCTTCATGATCTTCATCATATCCCGGCGCTTCGCCTACTATTGCGGCATTAAATATTCCCGGAGAAGGATGAACAGGAGCCGTACACTGGGTTCGCAATTCACAGTCTTTACAGTGCCCTAAAGACCTTTTTGCTTTAAACGATCTTTCAACGATTAAAGGCTGTTTTAAAGGAGTTATGATACTCAGAGAATTCCATTCTGGTTTACCATCACATTCCGGGGTTACTTCCTTTATAGAATAGGAATCTCCTTTATTGCATGATTTCAATTCAAACGAAAAAAATTCATTGATATTGTCGGGAATAACCTCGTCTGTATAAGCACCAATTTGTATTAATATTTCATTGATTTTTTTATCATCAACTTTTATAGCATTTTCATTTTTTCTTTGAGGCCAAAACCCTTTATGTACTACTTTCTTCTTTTTCCTAAGTTCCCCACATTTCTTTGCGCCATTATCGCCAATCCCTTTTATTTCTTTAAAAGGAATATAGATACATTCTCCTTTTGCTATCCAGCGTATAGCATCTGATATACCTATTTTGGGAGGAATTATTTGAAAACCCAATTCAGATGCTTCTTTTATTAGTTCATTCTTCTTGTTTTCGGCTCCATACGTTAAGGCCGAACATATGAATTCCACAGGGTAATGAACCTTGCACCAAGAGCACCAGTACCCAAATATGGCATAGGCCATTGAATGGCTTCTATTGAAGGAATAGTTTGCATGTTCTTCCAATGCTGTCCAGAAATCTTCAGCCTGTTTCTTAGTTAATGTTTTTTGTTGCAAACAGCCATTAACAAAGGCTTCTTTGTAAGGGGCAAATTCTTTTGCATCACGTTTCTTACCAATGATCTTTCTTATTTTATCTGCCGTCTTATAAGGTAAACCTGCTACCTTATAAATTACTTCCATTGCTTGTTCTTGATAAACGATATTACCAAAAGTATTTGCTGTTATCTGTTCGTAGATAGGGTGAATTGGATTCCACTTTTCGCCTTCATTTTTTCTTCTTATATATGATTCTGTCATTCCAGAACCAGCTGGCCCCGGTCTTGACAACGCGATAACATCTGAAAGTTCATATATGTTAGTAGCTTTCAAACGCAAAGCAAGCTTGGTTGTAGACCATCCAGATAACTGAAAGACTCCGTTGGTTTCTCCTCTGGCAAGACTTTCAAATATCATGTTATCATTTAATGGTATTTTAGAAAAATCAAAATCAGCTGGCTCTGAATATCCATCATTTTCTTCATCTGAACCAACCCAATAGCAATCACTTTCAGGGTGATACCAGAACGTCTTTTGTGGATTGGAGTTTTCTTTTATGAGGTCTTTAGTTTCACTCAAGATTGAAAGATTGTTTAGGCCGAGTACATCAAGCTTCATTACTCCGATATATTCAGAATCTTTCATATCCCAACAAAGGACTCTTTCATCTGATTGCATGAAAAGTGTTCCTCTGGTTCCGTCTCTTAAACTTTCTTTTGAGATAATAACCGCTGAGGCGTGCTGTCCTACTCCCCGTACTTGCCCTTCTAGTTTAATTGCATATTTTATTACTTCTGGATATTTTTCGGCAAACCAATGATTTTGTGCTGCTACTTCTATGCAGCTAAAATCTGATTCTTTATCTTCTACAATACTTTTTGCAAATTCATCAACATCTTTTAAGGGGATATCGAAAACACGAGCAACGTCACGCACTACCCCTCTGCCTTTCATGGTCAAGAATGTTGAAAGCGAAGAAATATGATCAATTCCAAAAACATTTTCTAAATGCTTTCTGACAAGATCTCTTTTTCTATCTTCGAAATCAAGATCAATATCAGGGTAGTCAATTCTGTCTTCTGAAATAAACCTTGAAAACAATAACCCATATTCAATAGGATCCATCGAAGTAGTAATGCCAAGAAGATAAGCTAACAAAGAACCACCGGCTGAACCTCTAGCTGGACCTACCATTATATCGTTTTTCTTGCACCAGTCGACAAGAGCCCAAACTATCATGAAATAAATGCTGAAGTTCTTGTCATTTATGAGTTTCCATTCTTCACGCAATCTTTCAAAATAGATATTTAATCTGTCGGTTTCCCAGCCTGTACTTAGGTTTAAGAGGTATTGTTCAGCTAAATCCCAGATAAAAGCACCAGGATCTTTATCTTCATATCCGGGTACTGCAGGAAGGCTGATTTCTTTTTTTGGAATTTGGAATTTACACTTTTCAGCAACTTCCTTTGTATTAGCCATTGCTTCTAAGTAGACTGCTTCGGCCAATTGGCCTTGTTCTATAAAGGCAGAATCCATTTCTACTGTGGAACGAAGATAAAGACCTTCTATCAATTTCATTCTATCTGAATCGGTTTTCTTTTTCTTGGTCTGTATGCAAAGAAGAACATCATGAATTGAACTATCTGCTTCTTCTATATAGTGGCAGTCGTTCGTTGCAACAAGCTTTATATCCCCGATCTGATCCTGAAAATCGAGGCACATGGAGTTTATATTTATTTGCCCTTGTAATTTGTGGGGCTGTATTTCTAAGTATAAATCTGGCCCTATTTTCTCATACAACGCAACAAGAAAGTCTGTAGCCTTTTCACTACTGTCTTTCGTTAGAAATGAATTTGAACAGCCGGTTAAAACAACAAGACCTTCACAGTGCTCCAAAAAGGTCTTATAGTCAATACGAGGGCGATAATAGAATCCATCAAGACTGGCTATCGTTATCATCTTGCACAGGTTTTCCCAGCCTGCTTCGTTCTTAACTAGAACAGTTATATGCCCTCTTTTATCGTTCTTGTTTTTATTATACAAGTCTGGGACAATATATAGTTCACAGCCGTGTATCGCTGTTATACCTGCATCCTTACAGGCAAATTGAAATTTTAAGTTGCCGGCGACATTGGCATGATTGGTTAATGCCAGATAAGTGAAGCCTAATTCTTTTGCTCTCTTTATATAAGCTTTCGCAGACCCATAACCATCCAAGAATGAAAACTCATTATGGACGTGCAGATGGCAGAAATCTATCATTGTTACCTCTTTTTCATGAAATTAAGAATTCCAGAACCATGTTTCTTGCGGCCAAATGCTTTCTTCCATTCAATATTACAATCCCAACGGACGTTTCCTACTCCTTCCCATTCTTTCTCACTTTTCTTTTGTACAACGTGAACCAGACCGGGATGAAACGTTGCCATTTTTCTTGAAGTTATTTCCATAAGCTCAAGTGTCCGGTATTCAGAACAGCCTCCTTTGGAACCAGAAGCGCCCTGACCATAACAAAATTCATATGTAATTCTGTTCTTATGGCCTAATTCAAGTAGCTGTAAGGTCATATCGAAGTCCTGCATTAAAGGTAACCTGTCAAACCGGCAACCAGCTTTAAGAACCTCTCTAGCATTGTAGGCGTATGTTGTACACATACGGCCGATTTCAGTATAGTCGCTTTCTTCCAAGTGATTGAAGGCTCTCATGGAAATCCCTACGTGTATAAAACCTTCTTTAAGCCAACTTTCAAGAAGGTTGTAAAGCGCAATGAAATCTTCGCCAGTACACTTTGGAAGCTTTCCCTCTCTCCTGACGCCGAATGTGATGTCATCATCGATCATGAATATGAAAGGTTCATTGGTGTTTTCCAACATCCACTGTCGTTTTGCTGAAAGACCTTTGATATCCGGAGAACAAGCTATCACATTTTCCATACCGTATTTGTTAGCGTATTCATCGTATTCGCAATGATCAACAATCAGCTTTGTAACCGGCTTTAATTCATCTGGGATATTGTTGAACGTCGTTTGCTTCTCTACTCTTTTATAAGTAGGAATCCATATGTTCATTGTTTATGCTCCTAACGATTTGTAGTATACTTCCCGGCAAAGCCACCTGTCATAATCAGCGTCATGAATTTGACTATCATCTACTGAAACGCCGAGATAAGTAGCTACCGTTTTCAGCTTGAAATTTTCCATGTGGTGCCGTTCCTTTTGTAGATAGCACATGGCTACAGCCATAGCATCAATCCAAGGAACCCAGAACCAAGTACCGAACCATTCGTCTTTACACTTCAGAAAGAAATTCCTAAGAACAGTGTTATCAAATTCTTGTTTAAAGGCTACTACGGTGAGTTTGTCTTTTTTATTGTACCTATCAATATGTTTTTCCAAAAAGGTAATTAACTCATCATGCGTTACTAAAGGACTTGGAAAGGATTTTAGCTGTTTCTTATCAATTCCATTTTTCTCAAAAGCTTCATCAATACAATGGTCATCTTGAAACAGGTTTGCATAAAGTATTATCTTATCTACTTCTTTGTCGTCATAGTCTATGGAAGCAGCTAGCTGGATAAGACCACACCTATCCTGATCACTACTACTGGTTTCCAAGTCTATGAACATTACTTTATGAGGAACTTTACTTGCCATCTAATTTAATCCCTTCTTCTACCCACCGTTTTTCGTATTCCATGGGGTTATAGGCATACACCAAATCTTTGTTATCATCAATTCCGCAAGGCATCATTTTACCATGGAAATAATTTCTTGGATTTGCATATGAATTTAGATTGTTCCAATAGTTACGGAGTATTCTTCTATATGTAAGATGGGTTCTGTCTGCGGCACACAAAGAGGTTTCAGAAACATGATCGTGACTCAAACCTCTTTGGTCAAAATAAGGTTCATCTTTATAAACTTCTGAGAACCTGAATTGACGTAACTCTCCTGTCTGATGATAAATTCTTCGGGCTTCTTTAAGATGATAAGTCAACTGTTGCCGTGTCCAGTTTTCCAGAAGTGGGTTTTTGTCATATTTATCCGGCATTCCACAACATGAACCTGTCGTTGTCAACTCTTTAAAATCAGGATCAGAGCAACCAAATTCCAGACCATTTTCAATACAGAACTTATATACCTTCTTAACATGAGCCTCTTTCACAAGACGATTTAACCGACGATAACCACCTCTTTCTGATGGAGACAGTTTTTGAAAATAATCCATAAGATTTTTTGTACCGATTATGCCTCCGAGCCAGTCATACCTTTTCTTTGCTTCCCCAGAGGCACGGGCATCAAGTGCATAAAACTCCATGCTAATTGCCTTGATGCCCGATGCCAGAGCTTTTTCGAGAAGGATGTCAATAGTTTCATCTGAAACACCAATGATATACGGCCTCAAACGTAATATCGTCCAGTAACCCATATCGCTCAACATTTTTAAAGCAGCGAGTCGTTTTGTTGGTGAAGGCACACCTACTTCAACACGAGAAGCCATTTCGTCGCTTCCTGTGACCATACTAACCTGAAAAGCAAAATTGTTTTGTTTGGAATGCTTCTCAAAAAGTTCTACATATTTCTTTTGGAATATTGTCGCCCCTTTAAAAGAGAACAGTGTGGGGTAGTTCATGTCGCCTAGAGCAGACATAATTTCATACCCTACGCCGTTTTTAGCTTCAAAGTTACAAAAAGGATCTGCAAGCCCTCCCCAATGAAATAGAAACTTTCTTTTGTAAAAGAGGTCATAAAACATTTCGCCTCTTTTAGTGCCCGGATGTCCTTCCATTGCAGCAATAAGATTCTTGGCATCTACAGATTTTAATTCCATACCTGTTTCAGAATGCTTGATAGCCGGATTATTGGCCTTAAAGAAGTACGCAAAACAGTAGCAACAACCGAGACTGCAGAACTTGTAGCTGTCAAAAGTCATGGGCATGGAACAATCAGGAATCTCACTGCTTATTCTAGGACTTAAATAACCACTTCCAGTAATGCCACGATCTTTGTTATTTTCCAGCCAGCGGAGCGCTTCTCCTCTTATTTCAAGTTCAAGCTTGTTTTCTTCTGAAGAGGATTCTTCTTGGGGATTCTTCTGCAGGTTTTGATTCAGGATGGGTTGTTCCTTCTTGATGTTGCATCTTCTGTTCAGCACCACGTTCCTTTTCCTCCATAACAATTTCTTGTTCTTGATTCATTTGCCATTCGTCAGAAATACCGTCATAAGTATAAATGATTTTTTCTGGTTTTTCAAGTAAGATTTCCAGGATAACAAGGTTTTCAGGACTCCCGTGCTTAGGAATTTTCGAGTAATATTTTCTTCCGCTTTCTTCCAGCAACTTGAAAAGATAAGGCGTCGGGTCATCTATATACTTAAACATCGGTGGATCAACAGTAAAAGCATACGCTATAGTAAACATATGCGTGCCGTTTTTCAAGCACTCATCAACATCAAATTTTTCGGTTGGAATTATTGATATTCTTACGGGAGAAGGACTGGCCTCAGCAATACAGGATTCTCCTTGGAAAGAAAACTTCCCGAGTTTTTTGTCATAAGAGATTTCACCAAGTTCCATAGCACGGAACAGGTCAAGTATTATCTTTATGTCTGTAATACTCTTTTCGATGTATTCCGTTATCTGGATATATTTACTGAAGAAGTCCATTTCCTCTTGTGAAGAGAAAACAAATTTTACAGAATGTTCGCTGTTTATGAAATAGCGCCGGTTCTCTCCTACATATTCAGGTATAGGTTCTGGCGTCAATAAGTTCATTTCCAAGTCGCGCAATTCTTCTTTGTTCTCCACTTTGTTTGAGAGAGCATCGAATTGTTCAACTTTATTTCTTCTTTTTAGCTTTAGTAGTTCTGATATTTTTCTTTGTTCCACGTTCTTTGCCCTCTTTACCAATACCTAAGGATTCCAGCACCGTAGAATCCTTTAATGAAAGTATGTTCAGTATTTGAACAGCATGTTCCTCTGAACAACAAAATTTCTGGCATATTTTAATAATTGCTTCTTTAGGCCATTTCTTATCTTTTTCAGCGCCTTTGGGATACTTTATCCAAGGAGGGTCTTGCTGTTTTATTGTGTTAAACAGAAAACAATTTGTGGCCCAATAAGGAATCTTGGCAGAAAGTATGTTGGCCTTCTTTGCCAAGTGGAAGGTTTTTGGATATAGACTCAAGAACCTTATCGTCATATAAGTATCTTTAAAATCGGTTCTTGAGTCTACAGGTTCTTTTTTGTTGAAGAGGTTATTTATGAATTGAAAGAGATCGATTGGCATTTTAGAATACCCATTATTGTTATCATGCAATCAACAAATACGATTTCCCTGTTTGCCACGATAGCATCGCGATATAAAGACTCTGCCAACGTATGGGCTATATCTGTTTTTTCATCTTGTGTAATTTGATCATCGTCTAGTGCCAACAAGGTGTCAAACAAATACTGATATAGCGGAATAAAATTACTTATCCCAAGGAGCATTGAACGAATCTTGCCTATATTGCCATCACCTATGCATTCAATAAGTAAGGCAGGGTCAACTACCATTTTTGAAACCAATGCAGGGTCAAGTGTGCCACTGGCAGAGCAAAGTTGAAGATTGTTTATGACGCTCCGGATATCTGGATAGTGTTGGGAAACGACCTTTTCGATACTTTCAGCATCATATTTCACATTTTCTTTTATGAGAATTTGTTCACATTGTTGTGTTACAGCATCGAAAGGAAATGCAGAAAATTCAAACAATGTGCATCGGCTTTGAATAGGGCCGATTATCCTGTCTACAGCGTTGCAAGTAAAAATGAAACGGCAGGTTTTGGAATAGGCTTCTATGGTTCCGCGCAGCGCTTCCTGGGCGTCCCTTAGAATACCGTCGGCTTCATCCATAAGAACAAATTTAGGCCTCCCGTCAATTGTAGCGCTGGAGGCGAATTGCTTGACCTTGGTTCGCATCGTTTCGATGCCACGGTCACCGGATGAAGCATTGAGGATTAATCTTACGCAAGGGATACTATTGAGAAGGATAAAGGCTATGGTTGTTTTGCCTGAACCCTGAGGCCCGAAGAGCAGTAGATGAGGAATTTCCTTCATCGCGATATATTGCTCAAAAGACTGGCGGTATTGTGGGCGGAGGGATAGTTGAGACAATTCACTCGGCCGATGCTTTTCATACCATATAAAGTGTTCTAAACCCATTCTTTACTCCTGCCGTTTCATAATTTAATTTTGTGTTTCAGCGTTTTCGCCGAGAGGTAAACAGGCCCACATATTGCTGTCGTTTTGCAGGACAACAAGAGCATGTTCTGGACCCATAAGAATTTGCGGTTTTACTTTTTCTGGGAATTCCAGTGTGTTGAAAATTTGGTTAATATGGTTTCCGTAAACAATTACAGAGAAGTCTTCTTTCCAAGGTTCTCCGACAAAATCCGCTTTCCCGAATGGAATGTTGAATTGATGTTCGCTTTCCAAACCGCTTTCAACATGAACTTGCATCGTTTTGGCCGTGAAGCAAAACTTAGCTGATTTTGTCTTGAGCAAAGACATATACGAATTGAAATCAGCGCAAGCTTGTTGGGTTATATCGAGAAAAATGACACAAGGGTCAATGGTAGCTTCGATATTACTTTCTTCAACAATGACGCTTGCAACAAATTCTTCTTCTACTGTCAGATATTTGATTTCGCCTCTGCCTAATGCGGCGACAACTAATCTCTTACCATCTTTCTTGATAGCTACTTCGCCTTTTACAGCATCAAGGTGCTTGATAAGCATAGCCAAAGTAGGATCGCCAATACCAATCTTCCCAATTCCATCTGGCGAGCTTTCTTCAGCAACGCTAATAAAAATGGAATTGGTTGGATCAACTGCTTGAATTGTATTCGGCCCGAGGTCTACTACTACTTCAGATATAACTCCTCCAAGGTGTACCTTTTTAAGAAGGCGAGAAAGCTTTGCACTTTCTATCTTCAAAGTTTTTCTCCTTTAATGGGAAAATAAAACGCAGAGCCGGCTCAGGACTGGTACTCACCGGATGGGCTGTCATTTGCAGCACACTCTGCGTACGCCGAGGGCATCGGCGATATTACTTCTTTTTGGCAAACCTCACAACGCCACCTTCTTCTGTGACAGGGAAACCTACGGATTCGAGATAACCTTTGTGGCTTTTCACTTTTGCAGCCGCTTTTTCTTTTGTTCGGCCGAAGTCTTTGACCAGCTTGTCAACAATGGCTT